CAGTCTCCGTATTAGCTCCTGTTCCTACATTATCTAAATCGCCTATAGTAGTAGCACCTAGGTACTTAGCTGCAATTTTCTTAAATGCAGAGGCTGAATTATCATAAATAAGCACATAATCATTGGTTCCATCTGGATTCGCCGCTAATGCTGTTTGTCCCGTGATAAGATCAGTATTTACCATAGCTTTCTGTACAGTATTACTACCAATAGTAGCTGTTAGTGTACCACTAGCTAAATTTGTTAATGTAACAGAACCTGATAAATCTCCTCCTAGAGTGATTACTGGATCTGATGTTACTGCTAAAGCTAGAACTCCGGCTCCTGCAACTCCATCTGTATATGTTGCACTAATTCCAGTATGAGAACCGCCAGTAATTAAGGCTGCTGCCTCATCTTGAATTGCTTCCTTACCACCGATAGTATGAATACCACTACTAGATTTTCCGATATAAAGCTCTTGCTTATATTCATTATAAGCTAATTCGCCTTCCGCTAGTGTGGGTGCGCCTGAACTGGAATTCAGAGCTCTTTTGATTTTTATTGTATTTGCCATTTAAAAGTAACCTCCATTTAAAGTTACATCAGTATACTCTGAAGTACCTGAACTTTCCGATAGTTGTGCATCTAGGGTTATTTCTTCCCAAGTTGTATTTCTATAAACCATTAGTTTATTATCGGTTGTGTTATACCACAGATCCCCCTCTTGCAGATTTACATCTGATACAGCGGGAGCTGCTGATTGTACGAATTTTTGATCCGCTAGTTGATGCAGAGCATCCTGCATATTTGAAGCTGTTAAGGTTGGAATTAGACTGGGGTCAAAACTTACAGCAGTTGCTGCATTCCCGATTGTAGTACTTGTTGTTACTACAATCGTACCTGTTTCTTCTACTGTTACTGCTATAGTCATTAGACAGTTACCTCCGGAGAAATTGTTACACTTCCTTGAAGTAATCTAGTTACTACTCCTGTACCAGATTCCATCTCACAGTCCCATACATAAGTAATTGCAGCATCTAATGCTGCACACTGAGTTGCAGATAGTGATAGCTTAAATCTACCACTTGCTGCTACTAATGTAGAAGCTGTAAAAGATACTGGATTATCGTCGTAATAAGACTTAGCAAGCATAGCTCTAAATGAGTATCCGGTTAAGTCCATATCAGTACCTGAAGGCTGGTCTACGCCCAGGGTCAACTCATAGGTGCCGCCCTGTTCAATAGCTATATTGTGAATACCTGCCGCCATAATAAAATCCTTATTAAAAAACCTGCACATATGGATTTCCCACCCTATGCGCTATATACTTGTTAAAAGGTGTACACTAAATTATTTTAATGACCTTTTCTTATATGTTATTATATCAAATTCCATCAAATTTTATGCACCTTGTAATTCTTTTATCTGTAATGACTGCTTTTCCACCATACCTTTTAGCTCTTTAATTGCTTCAATGTATAGTGAATGCAGCGCATCATACTCTACAGTTTTATACACTGTATCTTCTTCCCCAGTTTGTAATGGTAGTTTCTTTTCTATTACAGCCTGTGGAAGAACTTTCTCTACTTGCTGAGCTATTACCCCCGCACTTCTTTGCCCATTATTCTTACGAGTAAATTCTACTCCATTGAGCTGGGAAACTTTCTCTAGGGCATTGCTTACTGTGGAAATGCCTGTCTTTAATCTCTCATCTGAAATAGTAGTTGAGTATGCGATAATATTACCGTCTGCATGAATATCTCCATCTACCTCTAATCTCATACGTTCTGCCCCATTTACAAAAAAGTTTGTAGATGAATTATTAGTCCAAGTAATATAATCTGTAGTATCTAACCCAATATGAGTTACGTCTCTTAAATCTGCCTCTACTGAAAAAGTTGTGCCTGTTAGATCTAGCCCTGTACCCGCGGTTAGAGACGCCCAGCTAAATGTACCGTCCGCATCAGAAGTTAAAATCTGTCCAGAAGTACCGTTACTTGCTACGTTTAACTCAGAGGCGCCTACTGCGTTAGCCGCAATCTCCGAAGCGGTTACGGCATCTGCATCTATTTCAGAAGAACCTACTGCGTTAGTCGCAATATCTGAGGCAGTCACTTCCCCTGCTAACATTGTAGCAAAACTGGACCCATTATATACTTTTAATACGTTATTTGCAGTATCATAAAAAAGTTGCCCCGATACTAAAGAGGAGCTAGGTGCAGTTGAATTACTGTTACTACTTTTAATAGCAGATAGTGCGTTGTTAAGGTCCGTTCTAGTTGCTGGAAATGATTGATTTGCTATGCTGTAGTCGTGTGTTGCCATAATTTTAGTATCCTGTACTTATCCAATTGAATGTTTTTTGTGTAGCGGTATTGCTACTGTTATAAAAAGTTATTGTAAACCCAGTACTGCTACTACTACTAATAGTATAATAATCTCCTGAGGTTGCATTTTGTAAAGTAATTCCTACTGTAGGGGCTACTTTAAATGGGGTTGCGTATACTATTACACTAGTCCCGTTATTAGTACCTGAATCACTAATAAGCCCTGTGGCTCTTTTAGTAGTATCTGGCATATCTATCGTTATAGATAGAGCGTCTACCTGTACGTTATGCGAAGTATTTGCACTAGTTAACTTCATTCTAAACTGCATACCCCTAGCATAGTAATCTCCTACTAACATAGTGGTCCAGAGCCCCCAGGTAGGGGTACCAGATGGATCATCTTGTGTAATTCTCACCTCTAAAGAGGCGTTTGCATCTGATATATCTGTACCATCAAACTTTCCTGACTTAGAATCAAATAATCCTGTTGCTACATCAAATAGGTCCTTTACGGATACTGCAGTAGTAGAGTAAGATGCTGTGACTCGAGACGTATATAGCGCCCCTAAATCAATAGACTGATCCGTGAAGTAGTAGTAACCTTCTGTAGGTATGTCCCCTTCTATCTTATAGTTGGATCCATCAGTCTGCCCAAATATGTTATCTACTAATATCAAGTTACCGTAAGAATCAACAGAACCACCAGTAGTTACAAGTGCTGTGTCTAGGTTTCTAACAATTCTATTGCCATGAGTACTTGTTGTAAAAGTTACACCGGTATTCCTAAGAACATTATTAGGGACTTCTATTCTGTAGGCATCACCTTCATAACCCGTAAATATATCAGAAGATAATGTCAATCTAGTAGCACTTACAAAAGATGTAACCGTAGCTGTAGTGCTATCTGTAGTATTTCTAACTATCTTACTTACATATTCAGTGGTAAAAGCAGCATTATCGTCTTCTAAAGTATTGGCTGTATGCGCACTATCATCTAGGTTTCCTGATCTAGCATCCCAATTACCAGAAGCTGAGTCCATCCAATCTACTGCAATATACCCACTTCCTGTAGCATAAAAAGCATCGTGCGTTCCTGTTGATACATTAGCCGCTGATAACTCAATAGTATTATCACTAGAGTCAAAGAATATATTTGAAGTACTGGGGTCATTTATGCCTTTTCCTGCTACCCCGTTACCAAAACTAGGGTGTTGATTAGAAGTATATACGGCATTTAGTGCTAAAATATCTGCTACATTTGATATAATGTACCCAGAATTTACTGATTCATTACCTGAAGAATCTAATGCTTTTATAAGGTAGGACCCGGACATTAATGGAACGTAGAAGTTATTAGAGTTACCTGGTACAGTCTTAGTAATGTCAGAAGACCCAGACCAGGTTACTCCACTAGTCTTACTAGTATGTCGTATCCAATAAGTACCACCATGGATAACATCTAGGTCTGATACAGCCGTCCAGGTAAGGTAAGCTTTAGACCCTTGTGCAACCATATTAAAATTAGTTACATCTTCTGGAGCGTATAGTTTTCCGTATATCTCAGCCTCTACACTGGCATAGGGGGAATATATCATTAGAAAATTCTCCTTGTCTTAACTCGAAACTCTAGCGTACCTGCTGGAGCATCATCAATAATAATACTTTGAGCGGAAGTTTCCCCCATAGAGGCCCAATTTGTAATTGCGGGCGCTTTTCTTCTCCATTCAACATAGTACGATGCAATATATGGATAAGTAATTGAGGTACCTGCAGTTTTTGGAGCATCCCAGGAAAATTCTGCTCTATTTTTAACATTACCCATTGAATCAACGTACAATTCCTCGCTAATAGTTAAGTTAGATGGAGAAGGTATTGGATCACTAGGATTAGGTAAACTACTGGTCGACTTAGAAGAGAAAGATATATTCTCTTCAATATACCCAAACTTAGCCTCGTGATACTTCAATGCTGAAATTTCAACTATATTAGGCCCAGATTCTCTAGTCATCAGAACTCTGAAATCTGCTGCCTCTACCGTTCCCATCTCCTCTAATATCCACATATAAGTAGTTGTAGGAGTATTGGTAAATGCAGAGGTCACTATAATTTCTGTTACTGCCTCTGTAGTACCAATAGTGCTAACATCTTTTGTTTCTACCCACACATAAGGTTTCCATTCATTATCTACGTTTGCATTTAAACAAGTCTCTTGAGTAGTCTCAGCTTGTTTAACTCCAGACTGTA